CCGAAAGTCACCTACTACTAGAATAGGAGAATCCCTCAATGTACGACCATCTCTCGCGCAGCGCTTACCCACTCAATTCCCGAACCGGTTTTCCCGGTTATACAGGTTCAATGACTTGGACGAACGTTTCTGCGAAGGGTGTTGTGTCGTATTCCTCGGCCGATGGTGTCGGTAGCGGGCTTATTGCTCGTGATTACCTGACAAAATCCGGTTGGGGCATTAAGGGTTGGAGGGACTTACTCGATCGTGGGGAGATAATTGTCACCCCATATTATCGTGTCAAATCGACCCGCTCAAGTGGTGGCGGCTCTGGAACCTGGACGCATACGACTGGTGCTTCTGCAATTGTGCAGGGCACTGGCTCGTTTAGCGTTTGGGCCCAGGCCTGGTACCGACTTAGCGATCCGGTCTGGCCGACTATCGATGTGAGTACGCTTGACAAACGCGCAAAACTTGCCGCTTTGTCAAATATCGATCGTTCGCGGTGGTCCTTACTTGAGGACATCGCTGAGGCTCGCGAGGGTTTCCGTACCTTGGTACGTCCCGCCGAATCGGCCATCACCCAAGCTAGACGCCTGGATAAGATGATCAATAAGGTTGGGGCTAAATATCAAGGGCGTAATATACCTTATCAAGCCTTAAGGACATTGTCGACTGCGTATCTTGAGACGAAATTTGGACTCGCTCAGCTATTCTATACTGCCATGAAGCTCGGAGATGAATATGAAAACCGTATCGCTCTCCTCATACCCGACGAAAAGAGGCCTATCCGCTCAAAAGCGGTCGGCTCCGTTAAGTCGTTTGCGGAGAAGCAAACTGTCCTTCACAATTCATCTGTTCTTGACTGCCCTTACATAACGTTCGGGCAATCTGTTCAGGGCGAGTTTAGGGCTGGCGTCTTCTATAGAATGAAGTATCCTCGCGACCACACTACATTAGCGTGGCGCTATGGCATCCATTACAAAGAAGTCGTCCCTACACTTTTCGAGCTCATTCGGCTGTCGTGGTTGACTGAAAGGTTTATATCAATCGGTGATAGCATACGTGCTGTTGAGAATTTCCTCGATCCTGAGGTTACAATTGACGGTGCTTATACAGCGTCCAAGATCACTTTGCGTTCTGAACGAACCGTCTCCGGGTGGAGACAGGGTGGTCTGTGGACGGTGTCGCCTAGCTCCGATGCCTACAAGTCAGTCGAGGACCAATACATCGTGAACCCTTGGATCCCATCATTATTTGATGTCCTCCCTGTGACTCACTTTCGTGACGGCCTTTCACTAGCCACCTGTACCGACGCATTGTCCCTGCTTGCCCTAAAATTAGGGCCGGTGAGAGAGCGTTTGCGCGGAATGGGTATTAATGATCTGGGTCGGCATGAGGGGTATTTGAAACCCCCTAAGTTGCCTAAGATCGATTTCAATGGATGGAAACCTGCGGATCATGATATGCTAAAGAGGGCTCTTGGCTCTCGTTACTACATGCTAATCCGTAATTCCAATCCCTAAACCATAGGAGCCATTAAAATGGCAGTAGCAGCATCTACAACAAAACTTGCACCCACAGCCTTGAGCGTTACGCCTACGGCGGGGTCTACCCTGACCCTTGAATTATACCGTAACTTAGCGCCCAATCGAGCGATGTACGCCTACACCGAGGACGGTTCCGGTGGTCGAGTCACCTTGCAGGCTGACCCGACTGTCGTATCGTCCACTGTTGAAAACGGCACCACTTTGGTGTCATATAAACTCGGTGTGAAGCGGATAGTGACCCAGAGGTCCTTAACGGGCTCAGATTCGAAAACGTCTCTGATTACCGTGAATACTTCTGTCACTTCTAACGATGTGACGCTGACCGAAGCGCAAGTCATGGGAGTTGTGTGGGAACACATGATCCTCATGGCCGGTGCTTGGTTCGCCAAGCTAGTTAGTAAGTGTTCACTATATTGATTTAGGAGTATCAAAATGAAGGCCACGGTTAATGGTTCGCGTCGCAAGACCACCAAATCGAGTGTGGGACATCCCAACACCCTACCTCCTTTCAACTCCTACTCATTGTTCGACGAACTGCGGGATCGTAGACGGGAATTCCGTCTTTCTTTTAAGCGTGATGACTTCGCAAACGCGTTGCACCACGCTCTCACCACTGACCTCCCTAACGCCTGCCAAGGTGATACTTTGTACACCTCTGGTAGCGATTGGGAGGCTGTCTTCAGCTATAGGCTACAAAATGAATTCCTCAAGAAGTATGTCCCGGAATCCACCGAAAAGACGGCGATCCGATCGAGGACTTGGGAGGACTTTCGCGCTAACCAAGCGCGTCTATGTGCTCTCGTTAACCCTCTTATCGATCGCCTCAATCTTTATCGATCCGGAATGTACGGGACCGCTTTTCACGAGGATCAAGCAGGCATATTTGATGTTGGTCGGGCACTTCGGCGCATGATAAAAATCATCGCTCAGGTGTTATCCGACCCTCCATCAATAGCAGATCTTGCTAATGCTGCTCGTTTCGGTAGTGGTGTAAACGCAGGAGTTCCATTCGCGGATACATCCCCAGCCCGGAAATTAAAATTTCCGATTAGTAGTACTCCTCAAGCTGTAGACATTTTTCTCCAGATGGTACATTGTGATCCTTTATTGTACCGTGCCATCGCCTCTGAAAACTCCCTTGGGGTCGATGTTGGAGAATCATGCGAGTCGAGCGATCTGCCTACGTCGGGAGTGGCGTCGTTGCCACGTTTCTTACCCGACTATAGCAAGATGTTCGAACTCGTCCGTGGTGATAAGTTCAGTGTAGTGCCAAAGGACGCTACTATTGGTCGCGGCATAACGCCAACGCCAACTTGTAACTCCCTCCTCCAGCAAGCCATCCGGCTTTGTATGGAGGACCGCCTATCGGCGGTTGGTTTGGATCTCGGTACTCTTCCTGAGCTCCATCGGCAGTATGCGCTCCAAGGGTCAATCGACGGTAAATCCGCTACGATCGATCTAAAGCGTGCGTCTGAAAACTGGGCGACGCAAGTCGTTCGGTTGCTGTGTGATGGTTCTCCAGGTTGGTTGTGGTATATGGATAAATTGCGTAGCGATTATGTTCTATATGAGCATGAAGCGCACAAGGTTGAAACTTATGCCATGATGGGAAATGCTTTTTGTTTCCCTCTCGAGACACTCCTTTTCTGGGCAGCATGTTGTACTATACGACAAGCGCATACCAAGTACGAGCACAGCGAGAACCCAGTATGGGATCTCTATAACTGTTGCTCCGTCTTTGGTGATGACTGTGTTGTTCCAACATGTGACGCACAATCATTGTGCTGGTTCTTCGAGTTCCTCGGACACGAGGTCAATTTGACCAAGTCGTTCGTGGACCCCGATGTTCCTTTCCGGGAGAGTTGTGGCTTTGATGCATATATGGGCTATAACGTACGCCCTGTATGTCTCCGAGCTCCCTCCGCTGCTCAATGTCGCACACCGATAACTTGGGTGTATTCCATACATAACCAGCTGTTTACAGCCTTCCAATCCTTGGAGGGCGGGCTGGCTCGATGGTTAACATCCTCGACTTTTGGTGTTCTAAGCGAGCAGTTCAGGAAGTTTGGATGTAGGCAACTGCATTTCATACCTCCTGACTTCCCGTTGGACTCTGGCATTATAGAGAATCCTTACGTAAGAGCGGCTCTATGCATCGATGAGCTAGGCCCTAACGACATGTGTCGCTGGGATCCTTGGCTCCAAAGACGCGTGAAGCCGTACCTGCGCTGGGTTCCCCATGCTTTTTCGAGTCCAACTGACGACACTGCGTTCTGGTTACGCCGCAAATCCATTTGCGGCAATACGCCAGACCAATGGTCCACTGTTGGTGGTCGTAGGGCTATTTTCACACACCGGGTTTCACCCAATGTGGAGATTGTCCGAACTACTAGGAAGTTTCTTAAACCTGGGCTTTATGCCAAGGTTTCAGATTTCCTCCAGAGTCAGTGGCTTCGTGCCATTAACCCTCCGACATGGAGTGACGTTGTCGGTCCTGATGCGTTAACTGGCGCCGAAATAAAAGCGAGGCTTCGTGCCTCTGCCCTTAGTCGGTTAAGGTCACCTGACCTGTCCAGTTTTTCGTTTAAGGTCCGAGCAGGTGCTGCCGTTGCGATCAATAATCCTGTTGATCGTAGAATGGGAAGCTACACTGTTGCCTATTATTGATGGGATTTTCCTTGCGTAAGCTCGTACCCATCGTAGTCGGT